GCTTGTGCAGATCAGAAGCGATTTTGGCGCTCTTTTCTGTGGCATCCATGGCCATTTTGGCCTCCTTGAGGTCCTGATCACGGTTTTTGATGGTGGCATTTACCTGAGTCTTGAGCAAATCGGCGGCAATGCGCTTCTTGTCAACCTCGATCTTGGCCATTTCAACATCAGCCTCACCCTCGGCACGGGCGGCATTATATTGCATGACCTGCTGCGCCGCGAGGCCAATGACTTTCTCTGCGCCACCCATCTGCTGGGCCACCGCCCCTACCATCTCGCTGAATTTCATAACGAGGTGCTCTTGCACGTTGGCTTCGATGAGAGGCTGGATTTTTGCCATAGTCGGATTGCCGCCGGTAGTCGGGTCAAGCAGGAAGGCGCTCTTGACAGCAACGTGAGCATCGTGATCTTGACCCGGAAACGCCTTGATCGGAATCCCGCGCACAGCGTTCTGGATATCTGTAAGCGGGTCAGAGGGTTGAGCGTCCTGAGGTTTCGCGAGGATTTTGTCGATGTTGGGGGCCCCTGCGATCTGAAGGGCATTTTTGACAAGCTCAGGCAAATTGAAAAGATGCGGCGCTTGCTGCGCAAGAGTCATTTCAAAATTCACCAAAGCGAGTCGATGGGAGTTTGACGGAATGTTAGGATCGCTGACCGGAATGATATCAACCTTGTCATCAAAATCAGTCTGCGAAATCTGCGGCTGGCCACCTGCCACATTGTAAGGATAGACATTAGGCGGGTAATCACGGTTAATGCGAGCTAAAATTCGAAGTTCATTGCGAACCGAAGCATGAAGTCGCTTGTGAATTGCACTGAAGAGTTTTGTAGAAGCATCCAGAAGGGCGAGAGTTGTTCCAACAGGTCCATAATTAGTCGAATCCGCTACCACTTGATCAGTTGAGTCTGCAAATTTCTGGCCAGAAGCAACAGCAAATTCCATCATCTGGAAAAGTGTAGCTGACGGCTCCTTGTATGGCGCTGGCAAAATAGACTTGGAAATGTCGATGCCAGTGCCCTCGATGTCACGCCATTCACCCGGCGAAAGAGGATCGTTGTTTGCAATACGAAGACCCTTGGCCTTGAAACCCGCAGGAAGTGTGGCAAATTGACCCGCATCCACCAACGACCGCATAGCCATCGTGGCAGTGAGAGTGAGATTGCCAAGCAGATGAATCAGGCCGTAGCCATAAAAACCTAGCCCCGGAACAAACTTGTAATGCGTGAACCAATCGAGGCGACGCCTGAGCGAATCTTTTTCATCCCAGTTACGACGAATGCTGAGAACCTGTCGAGAATCTTTTTCAACAGTGACAACATATGGCAATTCAATACCGTCTTCATCTTCTCCAAGGTCAAGATAAACATGCTGCTCATACAGTGTATAAACTTCATCATAATCTCCTATGGGAATGCTGCGGCCCTCTGCATCGTTGATGCGGCTTTTCACAGGGCTGTCATCAGGAATTGATGGGTCTCCAAGATCAATTTCGTCATAGATACCGGCAGCCATCTGCTCCTTAAGCTTACCGGGGCTGACATAAATGATTTGAGTCATGCGGCGACATCTACGCAGATCAGGCGCATAGAAATTTACGACAAACTGCTCAAGCGGAATGTATTCAGAAACAGGTCGTTGCAACAGCACATCATAATAGGTTTTCTTGAAAGCACTGCCAGCAAGAGCCAATGCAAACAAAAGCCGCTCCTGCTCATCATAGTATTCCACCATCTCTTCTGTAATCTGGTAGTTCATGTAATCACGGACCCGCTTCGCCTGTGCTTCAAGCTCATCGTTGGCATCGCCAAGAATCTGGGTCTTGACAGGGCCACCGGGCGGGAAAATCTCGCTGATAGCCTTCGACTGGAATTTTACAACATTCTCGATCAGAAGAGGATGGGTAGCTGTGCAGGCCCCTTCGAACGGCTCATTCTTTTCCTCGGGAGCCACAAGCCCCAAGAGGACAATGCCCTTCTGGTAGATTTCTTCCCACTGTTTGCGGCTTTCAAGATCGGATTCCGTGGACTCGATAACTTCATCCCCAAGGTCTGGAAACTCATCAATAAGCTCATAGAGGTTGTCGAACCATTCAGCGGGCTTGGCTTCATTGATGCCAATACCGGATTGAGCCTCGTTGTCAAAAGAGACTTCTACCCCGCCATCTTCGAGGGGAGTCACAGTGCCGGGACCATCAAGGTCGTCGGAAGGGGGTGCATCAAAATCCATAGCCATTCTCCTAGTATATCACTAAATTATGCTGTAGTCAATGAACTCCAGTAGGTTTTCGCCTTTTTCTTGCGGCCCCTTTCCGGAGGAGGTGTATAGTGAGAAATCTTCCAAGAATCCCTCAGATAGATGGCAGCCTGCACCATTGCGTCCACTTGGTCGTCATGCTTGCCATAGGGAAATTTTTGGCACTCTTCCAGAAGATCGGCTGCCCAATCCTTGTTGCCCGGAAGCCATACCCTGCCTGACCACAGGAGAGGAACCATCGAATGAGCCCTTGAAATCTTGTCCCTGTCAGGAGTGTATTCCAGAACTGGAAGCCCTCGGCGCTGCAATATAGGGATGATCGCCTGACCAGAAGACTTCTTTTCAACTATGATAAGATCAGGTTTCTTGATTTCAATCATCTTCAGAAGGCGCTGCTCAAGCTCTGGAAAAGCCAGCTTGTCCCGCATATTTCCAAGAAGGATCATCTGAGGGATCATGATCTCATTGCCCCTTTCATCTTCACCGAGCATATTGAAGATGCCCCAAGTCTGGATCACACTATAGTCGGCTGTAGTCTTGGCGCTATAGGCTGTGTCAAGAGAAAAGAGGATGTATTCGCAGTTGGGAGGCTTGCTGCCTGACCATATATTGAAATCTTCCGGATTGATAATTCCAGCTTCATCTGAGGTAGGGTCCTGCATATAGAGGGCTGACCACTGATTTGGCGGAAGATTCTTTTTGGTCTTTAGGAGGGATTCAAGAGGCCAGCGCTCAGGCCAATATGATTCTCCGGGCTGCTTGCCCAAAATTTCAGCACTCTCTTCATCAAGGATGGCAGGAATTGAAACCACTCTCCACTGATCAGTCTCCTCGTCCTCTTCAGCTTTCTGAAGCAAAAACCCGCTAAGGTCATCTTCATGCCATCTGGTGTTGATGAGGATGATGCGACCTCCGGGTGCCAAACGAGTGCGAAGACCACCCGGATACCACACCTGCACACGCTTGCGCTCGGCAGCACTATAGGCTTCCTGCTCGGAAAGGGGGTCATCGATGATTGCCAAGTGAGCACCACGGCCTGCAAGCTTTGTCTCAGTGCCCGCAGCCAAATATTTGCCACCTGCGGTTGTTACCCACTCCTTGGAGCGCCTTTCATCTTCCTTGATAATGCACTCAGGAAAAATCATGCGGAACTCGGCAAGCTCTACGATGCTCATAACTTCCTTACTGAAAGCCTCAGCATTAGGAGAACTGTTGGACACAACGATGATATCCCAAAATGGGAACCTCCCACGCACCCATGAACCCAACAGCACATTGCAGAGCTTGGACTTCATGCTGCGAGGGCTGATCCAGATTTGCAAGCGTCCATCTCTGTTGTCAACAATACTTTGGACTTCCTTGCACAACAGATCGATATGAGCCCCTTGAGAAAATCCCTCAGGCAGAATCAACGGCGCGACAAGCTGAACATAAGCCCGAAAATCATCACGAGCTTTCTTGCAAGCTGCTGCCAGCAACCTCTCTTTGATTGCAAGCTTCTCTCTTAGGTCCATTATGTCAAATCCTCGGCCTCTTCACGAAGTTTCTTGCGCCAGTAGGTGGCGGATGAAAATGACCATGGCTTCTCAGGGGTATAAGTCTGATAGCCACATTTGATAAAGGAGTTGGCCGAGGGCGGGTTATGGTTTGTATCTGTTACCAGCCACCCAAGCCCCATCTTGCGAGCGCATTTCTCAACTACATAGGTCAAGCGACGCTGAAGGCCCAATCCACGATGACCCGGAATCACACCAAATCTATATAGGTAGCCGTTGTCTTTACCCTGATTGGAGTGAATCATTCCTGCAAAGCCCACAGGGTCATCATGATGAAAGCATATCCACCATACTCCCATACGGTGGGGAAGCGGAGAGTTGTCAATGAAGCACTTCTTATGAAGTCCAAGTATAGTTTCCCATACTTCTCCATCCTCGATATTGACCGCACGAACATAATAGTCACTTCTTTTCTGTTTGGAGGGCATTTGCTATCCTCTTCAAATCTGCGTCAACTTGCTCTTCATTCACCGGAATGTTAAAGTTGGCATTGACATTCTTGTTCTCACTGCGTTCGATGAAGGCCCCAATGGTCTTGCCAGCCAACTCAATCGCACGAATCGCCTCATTATACTTGGCATCACCGACACATAGGTCCTTGATGCGCATAAGCTCTGACTGGATTTTGTTTACGTCAATAATAAATTCTTCCACGATCTTGCTTTTGTTCTCTGCCAAGTATTTTTTCACCTTCTCATCATAAAAGGCTTCCCGAAGATGCTTGGCAAAAACATCCTTCGAAATAGAAACCTTGTAACCGGCATGTCGAAAAGCAGCTTCCCTGTCACGATGGACAAGATAATGCTCACACATCTGAAGCTGAGCTTCCGTAAGCCCAGTTACCGGGTCTATCTTTTTGCCCCGTTGCCGAGGTTTTGACATATCCCTTTGAAAGCCGGATTTCGAAGACGTTACGACCTGTTTTGGTGTCTCTGCCATTGCGAATAATTTTAACTCCCTTGCTTGAAAGTGAAGGTTCAATTCTCTTGAGCTCATTGCGAAGCTTCATGATGCTGTCGGGCCAGAACTTGTCTCCAATCGGCTTATAGGGAAAAAGGTCCTTTGACAGCAATTGCAGATCACCTTCCCACTCTCTCTTCTCCAGAAGCAGATTGATCAAGGCCGCTGCCAGCACATTATTCTCTGCAATATTGCTTTCAGCCTCATCCTTATTATGCTGATATATAGTAAGTATATTATCAAAGCCAAGAGCAGAGCCAGCGAAGGAAGCCCAGTCAGCCATACGCGGAAGAGGTATCTTCGACTCATTTACATAATCTTTACGCAAGGCCACTACAACCAGATCAAGCAGGGCCCCGAAAATCTGAGGAAGTTCCTTGTCGAATTGATTGAAAATCTCGCTGCCGGTCTTGCGCTTCTCAGGTGTAATTGGCTTCAAGTGAATCTGGATCACACGATCTGCAAGATCATTGCGCTCCACAAACTCAGGAATACCATTCATGATGATGGGCCGCGCCGCAGCGAAAGCCGCCATATCATGATCCTTGTAGAGCTCCCGCCCACCCAAGGCAGCAGTGCCATGAGTTAGCCTGCACATCGAGTCCGAAAGCCAATGCGGAAGCGTTGAAACATTGTCCATAGATATGACAAACGAATTCCGCGCATAGGCCACCAGATCACGAATGTCCTTGGGCTCGCTAAAGGACTTGTAGTTATGGGGGTCCAAGATTAGCTTGCTTAGAAGGGTTGTTACTGACTTGGCCGTGCCTTGGCCCCCATTAAAGATGAGAATGGGATATTCCCGCACCACATTGAATGCGCCAAGGAGCCAGCCCACATACAGACTGAATTCCTCGTCCTTCTCAAAATTCGTAAACTTTCGCAACATCTCGATAGAGCCCCCTTCAGCAGGAAGCACCTGAGGCAACATTCCCTTGGGCCTGTAAAATTTGACAGGGGGGTTCGCTACTATGCGCCAGCCCTCATCATCGATCTCTACAGCAGAATTGTCTTCGAGCCCCAAATCGTAATAGACCTTGCCCTCATGGCTTGCAATGCGGATATGAAGCTCACGAACCACACCTTTATGATGACAAGCGCTCTTGAAAGCCATCCTGACTTCTGATAGAATTTTTTGTGAAACTATGGGCATCTCAAGAAATTTGTCCGAGAAGCCAAGCAGAAAAAGTTCGAAATCAGAGCTATCTATATTCAGGGTTATGCGTCGGCCACCTTGCACATAATCCGCATACAATTGGCCATCGGAAGTTTTCCACAAGAGCAAACGGTCCTGAAGGGCTTCCCACAGGAGGGCAGATACGTTGGGTTTCTTTTCTTTTTCTGACAATTTGGTTCTCCTTCTAAGCACAGTAAGTATAGCATGGGGCGCTTTGGGAATCAACCTTCTGTATTCTCTGCCTAGATGACGACTTAGACCCTATTGACCCCAAGCCCCCATAATGTTAAAATTCGAAAATACCCTATCCGGGGGAGGGATCATATATGCAGATCTGTGGACATTTGTCTTACTTCAACTTCAGTCCTTCAGCCGCAGATCTAATGAAATCAATGAATTGAAGATTGAAGATGCGGTAATACAGATCTGGGGATTCCTATATAGCTCTATACTACTTATATTATTCTATGTAAAAAGTAAGATATTCTCCTTCAGTGCTTCAGGAATGGGGTTAAGTTATTGATTTATATACTGAAGGTTCTCCTGAAGGAGTTCTGAATTTGCGATAATAACTTCAGAGGGTGGTATTGACTTATCAGGAGCTTAGGTGGTATTATGTATGGTAATACAGCTTTAGGAGGGCAAAATGGGCAATGATCCGTGGGTAGAAGCGATGTTGGATAATAGTGATAAGGAGCCTCTTTATGAGCGAATTGTAAGGAAGAAAAGGAATAGTTACCATATTGGTTGGAGGGCTCGTAATAAAACAAAGTATAATGAGTATGAGAGGGAGTATAGGAATGAGTTGTTGAGGAAGTATCCTTTCTTTGGGGTGTTAGAGCGTTTGGGGGCTAAGGCGCGGAAAGAGGGGATTGATTTTACTTTGGATTATAGGGATTGGACTGAGATTCCTAAGAAGTGTCAGAGGACTGGAATGAATGTGGTTTATGGGGATGGGGGTCCTCCTAAGAAGGATAAACTGGTTTTTGATAGGGTTAATAGGGCGTATGGGTGGACTAAGGCTAATACTGTGTTGGTGGCCTATGGGACTACACAGGAGTATAGGGATAAGATGCTGGAAAGAAAGAAGAAATGCGCCTCTTGATTGAGGTGTGGACATTTGTCTTACGGTAAAAAGCTTGTTAGCACTGTGGGATGCAGAAAGCCCAGCCACCCCAAAGCATTCTTTTCCCCTCCCTCCTACCATGGGGACTATGCATACCCAGATACCGCTAGGGCGATTTGCCACCCTCGGAAGAATAAACTACACTAGAAGTTTGGGGAATTAGTTGCGAATGAGATGCAAGAGCATTGGCATAATATATGCATGATGCAAGAAGTGTGCCAAGCTATTGGCATGGGCTTTGAGATAGCAAGTAATGGGCCATGGTGCTATGCGTCTATGGTATGGTAGGTATGCATAGATTGCATTGGGCATTGGGGCGATAGTGTGAGAGGATTGGCTATCGAAACAAAGCAAGGGAATGAGGATATCATGACAAAACGCCAGAAATACCGCATAGCAATCCGCGCATATCGGCATGGATTTTGCCTTGCAAGTATCATGCCAACAATTACCACTATTCGCGCCAAAGCGGCCACCCGCCAAATGCGCGCATTGCGTGAAATCGGGGCCTTGCCGACCTGCCTTGCAATCTGAAATTGTGTAAGGTTTCCCTAACATTACATGCATTATAGTGCATTTATCGGCATTATAGTGCATGTATGGCAAAAATGTCACAGTATGTAAGAGTATTGTAAACACTGCCCAGTATTGGGAATATATTCCGGGATTTTCTGGGCAATTTTTACAGTATTTTTACTCGACAATGGGCTCTAAGGGGCTCATAATCGGGGCAACAAAAGTGAAAGGTTAACACAATGTCACTAGTCAAGCAAATTGCTTTGCGCCAAGCGCAAGCTAACATGCGTCAAGCAAGGTTGAATAAGCCTAGCATTGATCATGCCATTGCTACGCTACAGGCAGCATTGCCTAACAAGGCGCTTACAATCAATGCCCCTTGTGAGCAAAAGCCTAAGCGATATCGCCCCGGCAAAATCCAGCGACAGCATTACAAAGCCGTTGGCGGAATTATTGATCCCAAGTATACTGTAAATGTGGCATATAACCGTATTTACAGCCCGGTTAACCATTGCGCCGAACATGCTTCAATCCGTTGGCACAAGGTTAAGGTTGTCGATATGCCCTTGCCTGTAAGTGTGGTAAAGGAATACCGCAAGCTTGCGCGTCAGGCTGGCAAGCATCTCGGTAATACCGTGCGCGGCCTTGGTAACAAGGTTAAATTGTAAGGCAATTGTTAGCAAGGGATTACAAAAATTAAACAAAAAATCCCTTGCAACCTTCCCAGTAACGAGTATAATGGTTCCATCAAGACGAAACGAACAAAGGTTGAAAGGTTAGAAAAAAGATAAGAAAAATATCGGATAGTGGTTTAGGTCGGGCCTCCCAGTAATGGGCGCAATAACAGACCTAGTAAAATAACCTGCCGATTGGAAAGCTAAGTAGGGATTGCAAAGCCCGATAGCAATTGGCAATTGCTTGACGGTCCAATAAATCCCGAAACATCCTTTCCCTTATAGGGTGCGATTGTGTCATAACTTCGCAACCTTTATAATATCAGACTGGCTTAGCGTCATTGCCTGTGGCATATGCCTATGCAAACATGACAATCTTCCGGGTTGCTTAGTTTGCCTTGACCAATGAACGACCCCAATCTGATATCCTTAATAGGGGCTCTATGTGCCAGCAATGGCGCATGGGGTCCCTATTCTTTTTTCTAACCTATCAATGGGAGTTTATCATGGATT